ATAAGTATGGATGATGACGAATGGGAACAAAGTTTGCTTAACGCAACAAAACATGATGGTATGTTGTATCACGAGATCTGTAAGTGGTCGCCATATAAAGAAGAGACTATCGACAAGATTGCAGATAGCATGGTTCGTAATGGGTATGATAAAGATCAACCTGTCGTAACATATGAAGGTGCTATTCTTGATGGTCGTCATCGTTATGTTGCAGCACAAAAGGTTGGTGTCGATCCAATTATGGTAGAGTTTCATGGCACACGACAAGAAGCCATTGATTTTGTGACAATGCGTCAAGTTGATCGTGGTCACTGGAGTAATCAAGAAAAGGAATACTTTTATGTGAAACGTGCTGAGGCTTTGGGTGTTCAATCCCGTGGTGGTGATCGTGGTAATCAATACCAAAGTGGCAATCCCTCAAATGAGGGAATGGCTCCATCAGCACAAGATCATGCAGATTCATTAGGTGTTGGTCGTGCAACAATCGAAAGATGGGAAAAAGACCGTAAGGAAATTATGTCTGACCCTGTTTTGTCGTTTAAAACTGACACATTCGAGGGTTATAGGGAAGCAAAGCAGGAGATTAAAGAACGTAAGGCTCGTACTCTTATTGTGCCAGATTATGACATTAACGAGGCTATGGGTGCGATATTAGGTATCTCTATGATGTACGCGAAAGAATACACTGGCGAACCACAGGATGCCGCACAGGTACTATTGGACAGAATAATGGAAGGATATGACACAGATGACATAGGACTAAGTATGGCTAGAGACTGTGCTAAATGGTTTCTGTCGCTAAAGAAAGTAATGGATCTTGTTGGACCAGAACTTGAAGACTTCTTAACAGATAAACCAAACCTGACCGTTGTAAACTAGGAGACCCGAAATGACATCAGCAGCAAAAGTATGGAATACAGCAAAGCAACAGTGCTTAGACTTGGAGTTAGAACCAACAGTCGATAATGCAAATAAACTTATTCGACGTGGTGGATCATCTGTGAAGAATATGCGTAACTACAATGCGCGCAGTGAAATCACAGACATTTCAGAGAAACCTTACACTAATGAGTTTGGTGATCAAGAGGCATTTGGTTCTATCTGTGATCGAAACATAGGATATGCAGAGCAGTTTGTAGATAAAAACATGAGGAAGTTTCAAGGCGGTGTCAGTAACATGACGATTGCTGCTCTATATATTGTTCGTCGTCAACGTGAGCAGTTGGATAACTTGAAAGGCACAGAGGGTGCTAAACCTTACTTCAAATCTTCACGTAAATCATAAATAGAAAGGAGAGTCACATGACAGAGAAAGCGCATCAACCGTGTCCATATGTGTTGTGTGGCTCTTCTGATGCTTTCAGTTGGAACACTGGGGGTTATGGAAAGTGCCATGCTTGTGATAGGGCATATCCATCAAAAGATGAAACCTTTGAGTGGGCGCAAGAGGCTTACCCAACAAAGTATGCGGAGACTGTAGTGGAAATAAGGAAACCTGATCCCTCTAGTGGAAAATATGTACCCATGAGGGGTATTACAAAAGAGACCATGCAGGATTTCAACGTCCTGACATATGACGACAAACAAGAATACATATACCCTTCTGGGGGAATTAAGGTGCGTTGTATAGCTGATAAGAAGTTCTACACCAAAGAGGGGTTCAAGGGTGACGAACTGTTTGGTATGAACTTGTTTACTGCAGGTTGTTCTAAGACTGTGACAATCACAGAGGGCGAATTAGACGCACTGTCAGTAGCACAGATGCTTAAGAGCCAGTACATCAATCCTGTTGTGTCTTTGCCCTCTGCTACCCCTTCCAAGAAAATGTGGGAGAACTGTGCAGATTGGCTAAATAGTTTTGAACGTATTGTGTTATCTGTTGATAATGATGAAGCAGGTAATGCTGTAGCTGATCGTGTAGCACGTCTATTCCCTAACAAGGTGTATCGTGTACCACATGAGAAGTACAAAGACGCTAATGACTTTCTGCAGAACAATGCAGCACAAGAGTTCAAGTCTGCTTGGTTCAAACCTCGTAAGCATACGCCAGAGAATATCCTAAACAGCACAGAACAATTCTTGTCGCTGTATCGGGATACCCCAGAACATCAGTATGTACCCACAGGAATACAGGCACTTGATGATAAGATCCTTGGTTTGATGCAGGGACACTTTACTGTGATCAAGGCTCCCACAGGAATTGGTAAGACAGAGATCATGCGTTACCTTGAATATAACATGCTAGAGCGTAAGATACCTATTGCAGCATGGCATCTGGAAGAGACAAAGCTACGCAGTCTTCTTGGTCTTGTGTCGTATCACAGAAAAGATAATCTCACACGCAGAGACTTGATCGAAGAGAAAGACGCAGAAGACCTCGTTGTTACCGCTATCGAAGAACTGACCAAGGACGAGAACTTCTATCAGTTTTATTTACCAGATGGTCAAGGCGCTGATGAACTATGTGATCAAATACGCTTCTTTAGCCAAGCCTGTGATTGTAAGTTTGTATTCTTTGAGCCAATACAGGACGTGGTAGCAGGTACATCAGAAGAGAGCAAAGAGGCTATGCTTGCAGATCTGTCTATTAGATTGTCGAAGTTAGCTGCAGAGTTAAACGTGGGGATCGTCACAATCGCCCATACTAATGAAAATGGAGACCCAAAGTATTGTAAGATGATTGGTCAACGTGCCTCTGTTATCATTGATCTGCAGCGTGATAAAGAGTCAGAAGACTATGATGAACGTAACACTACGTATATCAGCGTACAAAAAAACCGCCCCTGCAGCGAAGAGGGACGGGCTGGAAAGATGAAGTTTGATTCAGATAGTTTTACACTAAGAGAGGTAATATAGTGCCAGTATTTGATATAGAAACAGATGGACTAAACAGTACCAAGATACACGTATTGTCTTGGGCTGATGATAATGGTGATGTACAACATACCCATGACTATGAGGCTATGCGTATATTCTTTACAGAAGCAAAGGTTTTGATCGGTCACAACATTGTGAGGTTTGACATCCCTGCAGTGGAAAAAGTGTTAGGGATAGAGGTTAAAGCTACTCTGATCGATACGTTAGCGTTATCATGGTACATCAACCATCATCGTAGTAAGCATGGCTTAGAAAGCTATGGTGAGGACTACGGTGTACCAAAGCCAAAGATTAGTGATTGGGAAAACCTTACTAAAGAAGAATATGCACATAGATGCAATGAGGACGTTAAGATCAACATGCGCTTGTGGCGTGATCTTGAGATCAAACTGAACAAGTTATACTGCGACAAACCAACTGAGGGTCCAACAGCAGATGAACTGATAAACTATCTGACCTTCAAGATGAAGTGCGCTGCAAAACAAGAGGCCCTGCAGTGGAAATTAGACGTAGATAGGGCGCAAGGATATTTGACTGATTGGGAACAACAGAAAGAAGAGAAGACTGAGGCATTGGCTAAAGCTATGCCAGAGCGTATTTTGACTGCAACGAGAACACAACCAAAGGTGATGTACAAGAAGGATGGTAGCTTGTCTAGTCATGGTGAGAGATGGATAGAGTTGTGTAAGACAAACCGTATGCCATACACCACCAAGTCTATGGTTGTTGAGGTAGGTAGAGAGCAGGGAAATCCTAACTCTTCTGATCAGGTAAAGATGTGGCTGTTTGACCTTGGTTGGCAACCCCGCACATATAAATTTGTTAGAGAGGATGATGGGAGTGAACGCAAGATCCCACAGATAAGAAAGGACGGTGAGCTTTGTGAAAGTGTCTTGGAGTTGGCTGATAAAGAGCCTAGCATTACTATTTTGGACGGTCTGTCTGTTCTTACTCATAGAATTGGTTTACTCAAAGGAATGTTGGTATCCCAACGTGACGGATACGTACAGGCCACTGTCGCAGGTTTTACGAACACACTACGATTTAGACACGCGAAACCTTTGGTAAACCTACCATCTGTCGATAGACCACTTGGTAAAGAGATTAGGAGTTGCTTAACATCGCCTGATGGTTATGTGTTGTGTGGCGCAGATATGACATCCCTAGAGGATACAACAAAGCGTCATTACATGAAGCCACATGATCCAGATTATGTTGCAGAAATGAGTAAGGAAGGGTTTGATCCTCACCTTGACTTGGCTAAACATGCTGGTGTTGTTACACAAGAAGATATCGACAAGCACAATTCTGGTGAACGTAGTCTGAAAGCCCTACGTAAAAACTACAAGGTAGTAAACTACTCTGCCACATATGGCGTAGGAGCGCCTAAGCTGGCGCGTGAGACAGGTATGAGTAAGAAGGATGCCCAGAAGCTACTAGATGCCTTTTGGTCACGTAACTGGTCAATAGAGAAGGTCTCAAGCGAATTACGTGTAAGAGAAGTTCTTGGCGGTATGTGGGTGCAGAACCCTGTATCAAAAATGTGGTACTCTTTACGTTCTGATAAAGACAAATTCAGCACACTCAATCAAGGCACAGGAGTTTGGTGCTTTGATAATTGGGTCGCTCAATGTCAGGCGTTTGGATTAGACATCATTGGGCAGTTCCACGATGAAATCATAGCACTTGTAGATGAAAGGTATGTAGAATCAATCAAATACAGATTAGAGGAGACTATTCGTAAAGTAAACGACAAGCTAAAACTGAACGTAGAATTAGGTATTGACGCACAGTTCGGAAAAAATTATGCAGAAATTCACTGATTCTGTGTCTAAGATCCTAAAAAATGCCTGTATATATATGTACCGACTCTAAAAAGGAGAGACAACTTGACTAAATACACTATGGACATGGTTCTTGAGTATGCAAAAGTTTTCCCTGAGAACGCCGAC